AGGAAGCATGATTTAGATTTAAGAAAGAGAAACAAATAATGGTAAAAGTAGCATCAATCAAAAACATTATCAAAGATCTAACACCAAGACAGCAAAGAACTATGCGTAGTCATGCAAGACACCACAGTTTAAAGCACATGAGGTCTATGGCTAGGTCTATGAAGAATGGCAAAACATTTGGTCAAGCACATACTACAGCTATGAGAAATGTAGGAAAGTAATGGCAACCTATAGAGGTAGGTCAGTAAAGCTAAATAAACCATTTAGAACACCAAATAAAAGCAAGAAATTTGGAGTGTATGTTAGAGATAAATCATCTGGAAATGTCAGAATAGTTAGATTTGGCGATCCAAATATGAAGATAAAGAAGAATATTCCTGCCAGACAGAGGTCATTTTTGGCTAGAATGGGGGGTGTTTTAAAACAAGTAAAAGGGCAAAAGTCACTATCACCTGCTTTTTGGTCAATAAAAGCATGGAAAAAAAGTTTTCCTTTATAGTTGCATTTCTATAGAAAATCTATAGATTTATTATCATGTTAAAAACAAATACAGGAGATACTCAAATGGGTAATTTATTATTAGAAGATTTCATAAATGAAATTAATTCTAAAAGAGAAAATGCTATTCAAAAAGCATTTACTGAAAGCATGGCTATTATTGATAAACAGATTACAAAGATTACTGAATACGTTGATAGCCATAACGAAATAAACAATAACAAAGATAAGTTTGTACAATCAGTTGCTATTGAAAATGGCTTTACTACTCAAGAAAAGTATTGGAAAAGTGCATGGTATGGACAAAGAGAATTAATAGACAGATTTTCTTTTTCAAATGTTGTTTTTCAAAAAATAGATCTTGAGCCAGAAAATTACATGATTAGAGATTTCAAAAATTTCAAATATGTAATTAGAAATATGGACACTATCAAAAAAGAAATCATGAGTATTACAAAGCAGGAGATTAATGCAATCTTTGATATGTATTTATCAAGAGTTTGTGACACAGTCACAAAGATTGATTACTGTTCAGAAATTACTCATTGTGTCATTAATTCATTTAATCAAAAAGGATATCCAATATCAGAGATTTCTATTTGTACTAAGAATGATACTGCCTGTATTATTAGAACTTCTGTAAAATGGAATAGATCAAAATATAACAAATGGTTTGGTCAATATCCTACTACTATTCATAATATCAAAAGAGCAGGATCAGATAAAACAGGAAGCATCTATCAAGTTGCATCTGATAACTTCAATCATGTTTGGACTTCTTTCAAAGCTATTGAGAAGAACATTAAAACAAACAGAGCAATAGCAAGACTAGAGGAAGAATTATCTGATGTGCAAAAAACCGATCCTAACGATAGATTTTACAATGCTAAATATATTGCAAAGAGAGTTAAAAAACTTAACGAAAGAATTGCTAAAGAAAAAGCAAAGTTAATTGATGTCAAAGCATACAGAGATGTTGGTCAATCTCTAATCAAAGCAGTAGCATAAATTAATTGATTATTTAGCTATACCCCTATATTTCTAGGGGTATGGCAGACGCACTAAAAGATAGTTTCAAACAATTTGCAAATAAGAAACAAGGCATCTTAAATAAATTAATAGATAGCCATGAAGAAAGATTACTTGGCACATTAAAAAAATTAGAAGATGATATTATTGCAGAACTAACAAAAGCAACATCTGGTGGTGTAAATCTAACAACACAACTTGCAATACAACTAAGACCAAATCTAAAAAGACTTATTGAACAGAATTTTTTAAAAGAAGCAGATACAATTGTTTCTGAATATGATGAGATAGTAAAAGAATATCAAAGATTTATAAAACCATTACCAATACCAGATCAATTTAAAACACTAACCAAACCAGATCTAAAAGTAATTAATGATTTAAAGTTTTTGTCATTCTCTGGTTTTGAAGATGTTGCAAACAGATTTTTAGATACAATAGCAAATGAAGTATATCAATCTTCTGTGACAGGCAGACCATTTAATGAGATGGTAAAAAACATCAGAGGACAGATCAATGGTGTTTATCAAAGATCAAATGAAACAGCTATCAACAGACTTGTAGATTATATAGACAAAAACAGATATTCAGACAACGCAGAAACTATTGCAAGAGTCAAAAGTGCAAGAGAAGTTTTACACACTAAATATGCTTCAGATATTCTGGGCAACAATATGCGTAGATATGCAGGACAAATTGCACATGATAGTTTGATGCAATTTGATGGACAGTTTACTATCTATAAAGGTAAAGAAGCAGGTATTACAAAGTTTCAGTATGTAGGAACTAATATTACCACCACTAGAACATTTTGTAGAAACAATCTAAATAAAATATTTACAGAGGAAGAAGCTAGAAGTTTATGGTCTGGATCTACATGGAGAGGTAAATCTGGTACTGATCCATTTGTCAATAGAGGTGGTTATAGATGTAGGCACAGCTTTATTCTGTTTGATGATGATTGGGATAAATTTGTTGAATAATCTATAATTATTTTATACATCTTAAATAATAATAAGGAGAACTATTATGTCTGACGAGAACAAAACGGAAAAAGTACAGGAAGAAACAAAACAAGAAGAAGTAGTAGAACAAGTAGAAGCTAAAGAGCCAAAAGAAGATAGCCAAGCATTGATTGATAAAACAATCAAAGACAGACTTCATAGACAGAAAAGAAGAACACTAGAAGATTTGGGTGTATCTGATCTTGATGAAGCAAAAGAAATTATTGCTAGATCTAAAGAAGCTGAAGAAAAAAGAAAACTAGAAGCAGGTAAGTTTGAAGAAGTAAGGCAATCTTTAGTTGAAAGTCATAAGAAAGAATTACAAAAATTACAAAGTGAATTACGAGATGAAAAGATTGATAAACAATTAATTCAGTCAGCATCTAGTAATAGAGCCATCAATCCTAATCAAGTAAAAGATTTATTAAAAAATAATGTTCGACTAAACGAAGAAGGTAGAGCAGAAATACTTGATAAAGATGGAACAACAAGATACAACAAAGAAGGCAAACCATTAACCATAGATGAGTTTGTTTCTGAGTTTATGACACAGAATGCACACTTTCAAGTTGCAACCCCTTCTGGGAGTGGAAGTGTTGGTAATGTGGGGAAGGTAAACGCACAGACCTTTAATTTGGCGGACTTAGACATGACTAATCCAGATGATAGAAAACGATATGCAGAATATCGTAAGGAAAGAAATTCTAAACCAACTGTGATTAATCTAAATAAATAATAACCGCTATTTAAAGGAGAAACAAAATGGCAAATGAAACAACAAGTAGTACGATATCAGAACTATATACTGAGATCGTAGCAGAAGCATTGTTTGTTGCTTCCGAGCAATCAATCATGCGAAATCTAGTGCGTAATTATACAATCGCAGGTGGTGGTAAATCAGTAGAAGTACCGATTTACGCAAATGTATCAGCAGCAGCAGTAAATGAAGCAACAGATTTATCAAACACAGCAATCAACCCTACATCTGTGACTATCACAGCTTCAGAGGTTGGTATTATGACAACACTTACAGACTTAGCTAGAAATTCAGCATCAAGAAATGTTGCAGCAGACATTGG